ACTCATTACCTCAACAGTTAAATGTATACGATATTGTCAACATTAACCTTTACTGGGGCAATTCTCGGATACCTCTTCGCTATTTGCCCTGGTCTAATTTCACAGCGCAGTTGCGGTACTGGCAAAACTATGTGGGTAGACCCATATGCTTTTCAGTGTACGGTCAACAACAAATCTACATTGCCCCCATACCAGACCAACAATACTACATTGAAGTAGATACCAACATTTTGCCTAATCTTTTGTCATTGAGCAGTCCAAATACCGTTGACACTATCATTGATCCGTATTCAACGGCTGTGCAATACTACGCAGCGTACAAAGCCAAGTTTTACGAACAATCTTATGGTGAGTCTGAAATTTTCAAACAACAATACGACAAACACATTTTGAACGTGCTTAATAGCGTGTTCACAAGAAGAATTCCTGATCCTTATAGTTCTGGAGGTTAATTATGGCCTCCGCAGAACAAAAGAAATCTTATGCGGTCATTAAACAGTTTAAAGGGCTGGATACCAAAGCCAATAGAACTGCCATTGATAAAGACGAGTTTTCTTGGATAGAAAATGCCATGCCCATCGGGTCTGGCAATATGCGCATTGTTCCCACTAGTTCTAATGTCAGCAACAGTGGAAATAGCGTTGTTTTCACCAGTAATGTTTCGGTACTTTATTCCGCAAACATCAAAGACGATTACATAGTTGCTTTTGAGTCTGATGGAAGTGCTCAAGGCTATGATTTACAAGGCAATGCGATGGTCACCATTGCCAGTGCTGGAACCCTGTCAAACGCAAATGTATCTGCTGCGCAATATCAGAATACTGATCTTTTCATTGGTGACCCTACTAAAGGTTTGTTTGATTGGAATGGTACAAGTTTGATCCCCGTTGGGTCTGTTGGCTTAATTGCGATTACAAATCCTGGTATCAATTACACATCTGCTCCCAATGTCACCATTTCTGCACCCAATAACGCTAATGGTGTACAAGCAACAGCTGTAGCCACCATTACTTCTGGTTCTGGCGGTGTACAGAGCATTCAAGTCATTTCAGGCGGTTCTAGTTACACATCTGTTCCTACAGTGACCATCAGCACACCCGATGTGCAAGGTGGAAATACAGCTGTGGGTGCAGCTACTATTTCTGGTGGCAATGTGGTTGCTATTTCTGTGGTTTCACCAGGATCAGGTTATCTCAACCCCCCATCTGTGACCATTTCTGGGGGCGGTGGATCAGGGGCAAGTGCAAATGCGGCTTTGTCTAGCGGCATTGTTAATTCAATCACGCTCACAAATGCTGGTTCTGGATACACAAGCCAACCTACAGTCACATTATCAGGCGGTGGTGGTTCTAATGCTGCTGCAATTGCCGAATTGGTGACTTTTGCCACGGGTACGGTGTCTGTTCAGGTGATCAACGGAGGCACAGGATATGGTGCTTATGGCAATTTAGCCGTCACTATTACTGGTGGAGGTGGCGCAAATGCAAATGGAACCGCCATTATCAGCGGTAACGTGATCACAGAAGTGGTGATGAACAATCCAGGATCTGGATACACTTCTACGCCTTCTGTGACTTTGGCGGGCAGTAATCAGACGGCTAATTTGACTGCATCTGTCAATTTAAACCAAATTGTAGATGTTGCAACTTTCAGTAACCGTGTTTGGGTGGCTGCTGGACGCACTGTTTATGCCTCTGCGTCTACATCTCCCACAGATTTCACGTCTGTATCTGCTGTTGCGTTCAATATTCAGGATAGTACGCTACACGGCAACATTCAAGGCTTGTTGTCAGCCAATAACTTCTTGTATGTGTTTGGCGATGACAGTATCAACGTGTTTTCTGACCTTCAAGTGACCTCTACGGGAGCCACGGTGTTCACCAACACCAACGTGTCAGCGTCTATTGGTACTAAGCGGATTTACGCCATATTCCCGTATTTCAGGTCTGTTTTGTTCATGAACGACTATGGTATTTATGCCCTAGTTGGTTCTACAACAACCAAAATTTCAGACCCTCTTGATGGTATTTTCCCTTACATAGATTTCAGCAAGCCTGTAACGGCTGGTCAAGCATTGCTCAACAACATCTTGTGTGCGGTGTTTAACTTCTATGTAAACAGTTCTTTCCCCATAGGGCCTGGTGGATCACGGTACATACAAGCTGTGTTTTTTGAGAAGAAATGGTTTATCACCAGCCAAGGCACAATTCAATATGTGACTTCTGTGCCTTATGGTGGCATTGTCAATTTGTATGGTACAGATAATAATAAAGTATTAAAACAACTGTACAAAGACAGTACAAGTTCTATCAGCAGTTACATTCAGACTGCGTTGCAAGACATGGGTGACCCTATACGGACCAAGCAAGCATTGAAGTTTGCGGTTGAGGCAACAGTGTCAACAGGCGGTATTTTCAATGTCACAGTAGACTCAGAAAATGGGTCTAGTCCGTCTTACACATTGTCTAACGAAATCAGTTGGACAAACAATCTGGGTTCGTTTATAGGTTGGACAAATGGTTCAGGTGCAACGATAATTTGGACTACGCAAACGGGATATTATCTGTACAAATCAGATGCTGAGCAGTACGGTAAGTATTTAGGGTTAACCATGACCAGTAATTCTGCTGCGTTCATCGTTAACACATACGAGTTTGAACATGAATTAAGAGTGAGGTTCTAAAATGCCAGTAACGTACACATTTGCAAACGCAACCGCTGCAATACCTTTATCACAACTAGACAACAATTTTGCTACGCCCATTACCATCGGTAACGTGGCTATTCAGTTGGGTAATACCGTATCTAGTATTGGAAACGTCACTCTTGCAAACGCAACTGTCAGCAATTCAACGCTAGGCAACGTCACCATCACATCTGTTGCAAGCACGTTTCCCAACAATTACTTGTCTAACAGCTCTGTCACCATCGGTAACACGGCTGTTGCGCTAGGTTCATCTGCAAGCACCATTGGAAACGTAACACTTACAAATGCCACATTGAGCAGTCTTGCAACTCCTATTACAACGGCAGAAGGTGGTACAGGATTGTCAGGATCAACTCCATTTACAGCAAATGGAGTAGTGTATGCGTCTAGTACAAGTGCTTTGGCTACTGGGTCAGCGTTAACTTGGAATGGTACACAATTAGGCGTAGGAACAAGTAGTCCAACTAGCGGTTATGCGTTAGATGTTCGTGACAGAACAAGAGTTGCATCAACAAGCAATTATGTTCTTGATTTAATTGGTTCGGGTTCAAACACATCTACGATACAGTTTTATGCAGATAATTCTATTGGTGCAATTATTACAACTGGCACATCAGCAATACCTTTAACATTTTATACTGGTGGCTCAGAACAAATGCGCCTAACCAGCACAGGGCTGGGTATTGGGACAAGTTCGCCAGTTAGTAAATTGGATGTAAAAGTCGGCGCTAATAACGGGGCAATAAGTTTTGGTCGAACTACAACAGAACTTGAAATATTTGTTGCAAATGGTAATGACCAGTATTTAGGTGGCACTGTAGCTGGTAGCGTTGGGGTTCGTTCGATAACAGGCGCTCTTTTTCTTGGTACGGCGAGCGGTCAATCTTTGGTGCTAGAGACGAACAGCACAGAACGTGCTCGTATAGACTCTAGTGGTAACTTGTTAGTGGGGACTACAAGCGCAAACGATAATTCAGGAATTGGTTTGAAGCTACTTCTTCCAAGTAGCGCTTACCCAGAATTTGCAGTTGTTGGAAGTGCATCTACAACTGCCAACACAGGTTACACACTATATTCAACTGGTGTAGGCGCATATCGTTTTTATGTTACATATGACGGCGTAATTCACGCTACATCAACTTCTATTGCAGCCATTTCAGATGCAACACTTAAAACAAACGTCAAAGACTTAGAAACAGGCTTGACTGAAGTAATGGCGTTGAAGCCTCGCCGTTTTGATTGGATTAACGGTGATGCTACAAATGTGGCTGGTTTTATTGCTCAAGAAGTTGAACAGGTATTGCCAGAGTTGGTTGTTGATTCTTTGTATTCAAAAGACGAAGAAGGAAACGAAGTTCACAAGAAAAACTTAAAAATGGGGGACATTTTGCCAACTTTGGTCAAAGCAATCCAAGAACTTAACGCAGAAATTCAATCCCTCAAGGCTGAAGTAGCCACACTTAAAGGAGCTTAATATGTCAAACACATACAACTGGATCGTAGAAGCAATTGATTGCTACCCCCAAGCTGAAGGCCAAACCGATGTGGCTTTCACAATTCATTGGAGATGCAACGCAACATCTACCGAAACACACACCGTTAATGGTCAAACCGTTCCCTATACGGCAACCATTTATTCAACTTGCCCTGTAACTTACGTTGCGGGTTCACCCTTTACCCCTTACGCACAATTGACACAACAACAAGTGTTAGGTTGGATTTGGGGAAGTGGTGTATCTGAAAGCGGAACACAAACCGCATTGGATAACATGATTGCAAGCCAAATCAACCCAACTGTTGTCACACCCGCTTTGCCTTGGAGCAACTAATGGAAAACATCACAATCACAACTCAATTGGCTAATGCTATTGTTCAATATTTGGCTACCAAGCCTTATGCTGAAGTAGCTAACTTGATTGCGGAATTGCAAAAGCAAGC